CGTCAGAGAGGCTCTGCTTCTCTGTTGACGGAAGGTACCTCCCTCCGCTGATGGTCTTTCGACCAACATCAGTGAGCAGAGACTCCCGTTAACCCTTCTTGACCCGGCGATAAATTACAACGCCGTGGTATTCATCAAGAGGGGCCCACCCTGCGCCAGTTATATGGCGCTCTCCGGCCACCCACCCTGAGCTCCAACGGAGCTCGGGCAGCGGTTTTTCAATGAACCACTGCAGTAGGTGACCTGAAGCACTGGACGTCTTGAAATCCCTCTTCAAACGAGGAAGGATTCTTCGATATTCGAATCTTTGAAGATCCGAATTGTAACGAATTTGTCGCTTCGTTGAACCGATAGCAACAAACGAGTAACGCCCAGCGCCGTCGCTACCATAAGGAAGGTCGGGTATCAGAAATTGATACCGAGCTAACTGTTCATCCAGCCAGTAGGCTGTATGCCAGAAGCCCGCCCCATAGAAGTTATTTCTAACAGCTATGAGCGATCCAACCTGTGATAGCTTCGTACACGGAGAAGGGTCGAGCATCTTGGGCGGGGTGACTACGTCACCTCTAAACCCATCGACGCCGCAGCTCTCTCGGAACCCACCGGGTCCCGAAAAGGACTTATCGTTGTTCACTTTAAGTCCGAGAACTTCGAGCACCTTCTTCAACATACCTATACTCTCTACGGGGGCGATGATATCGTCCCCGAAGACGCGTATCTGGTTGTACAGGGACTCTATGTCACGTTCCCTTACCTTTACCCTGTTAGGGTATTGGTGGAACAGACGGTGGGCTATTACAACACCCACTGCCATAATGGCATAGCATATCGACTGAACCGGAAAGGTCACAGCCGAACCCATAGGGGCAAACTTCTTAAGCTTCACGTCGAAGCGCCGATGTTTGCCTTTGTAGGTCAACCATCTCGTCCTGCAGGCGTGTAGGCGTTCCAAGATCGTAATGTTCGATCGAAAGATACGCTCTACTAACCAGCAAGACAGGCGGTCTGATGCCGATGAGAGGTCGATGGTACCCGCTTCTCCTGTATAGGAGGCGTGGAGTGCCATTCGTCCGCTCAAATCCTGATCTCTGAATGAGATCATAGAGCCTAAATCCACCTCTGTGAAGAGACGGAGCTCAAGCTGCTCTTTGACGAGCTGCTGGATCCACTGATGCGCTATTGGCTCCGCGGCGATTAACCGCGGGCCTTTTTGCGTTTTAGGGACGGCAATCAGTCTAGAACCTGGCTCATGCGAGCTAAGTTCAGGATGATCTTCAGCTGTCATACCGACTCCCAAAGCGGGGTCGGCATAATAGTCTGATGGGAAGATCCCAGCCAGTTTCCTGGGCCAGTGCTGGAACATATACTTGTCAAGGTATTTGCTCCCTTCACTGACTGCACCAGGTCC